ATATTCCTGCATGGCCCGGCTAGGAGCACGGGGCAACACAGGAGGTTCCAAGTCTGGGATTGGTTCCTCATCGTTCGCCGCTGAGGGGAAAGATTCACCGTTGACTACGGCAGCTCTGCTAGGCTTGGGAACCGAAGGTTCAATAAACAAGGGGGACTTAAGAAAGTCCTCCGGAGTTTTGGTTCCAGCTAGCCACGTTCGAAAACGTTTGTAGTTAAATCCAGGTAAAGACTGATCAGCATAAGCAATCATCCAACTAGAAGGATCGTTTTTGTACTGTTTGTCCATATTGAACTTGGACAACCACGATTCCATAGGCAAAGTCTTGGACTGACGCTCAATTTTGATGTCTCCACTCACTTCTAAGAACTTTTTGGCGAAGTCACCCATAATCGGCGTATGGGGATCACTAAGAGCAAAGGAGCGCACCTTTTCACGCAACTTTTCCAAAGGAGTCACATTAGTAGGTAAAGTTACCGTACAATGGAATTTCGCTAACTGGCGAGGCAAATCGCAACAGTTCGTCTCATCACCGTTCCAAACATCAGCAGAATAAACGCGGGCTAGGAATTGAATTCCAAACTCCCCACGTTTGACCACTTTGATGGTTAGATCTTGGCCAACCCGCTTGGCAGCCAAGGAATACATTTTGGGGTTTATGTCAGCGGTTAAGCCGTCGTCACCACCATATATTCCTAACTTACTAAAGCTCTCAGCGGGTGAGGTATGTTGACCATCAACCCGAGTTATACGTCTAGCCAAAAACGCAATAAAAGCGTTAAACAAAGTGTTAAAGACTGACGTTTCGGGTGAGCCGGAGCATCGTGAAAACTCGGTTTGATACCAGGTTTGAAACGCTCCATAGGCATCGAGACAGAATTGACTCTGATGTAGGTCCAAAATCTGCTCGTGGTAAACTTCCTGAAAGGCACGGGTGAGTACCATTCGTTCAAAGATTCTCATTACATTACTTCCATGACCGTCATACTTCGAGAAATCGGTAGGCGTAGCCATACTTGCCCCTTGCAGGACCTCAGCAACGCGCTGAGCGATCTCCCTAGGATTGTGGCCAAAAGCATACCACTTTTGGTCCTTAAGCACTGCTTCCAACGCGTAGATAAATCGAGAGTATTCTCTCTTATCAACCGCGTTGATCATGCTTATCGGTCGTGAAGGTTTTACGTCCTTATAACACTCAGATTTCATGAACATCTGAACGACGCGTTTAGGCGTCAACCCAGCACTTGCCCAGAACAGGCGCCTTTGTGTAGGGCGCGACTGCCGGTCAAGAACCTCATCATAATCAGTAGGGCTGAGCTGATGAGGTGTTGGGATCAACAACTCGACAAACTCTTTCATGGCCCTCAAGAGAAAGGGAGTAACTTGAATGACTGGAGGTCGAGGTTGAATAATTCTTGCGCGTATGCACTCCTCTTCATTATTTAGGCACCTGGATGGTGCGAATGCTCCATGCATTAAAGGTTGCATGAAAGCAGTGACGGAGGGCTTGGCGCTAGGATCATAATTTTCAGGTGCAAATTGGTAGCTTCGCACGGCTTCAGGCACTGGACATACTTGGTCTGGCTTGGAGCTTTGCTTGGCTAAGTGGTAATCTAACAAAGGCAATGAATTGAGTTTTTCTCCTTTGACGAGTGAAGTGACTTGGGGCAAGTGAAGTGGGTACTTCGAAGTTCGCGCCAGGGCAGCAAGACCCTCGTCATCAATAATGGGAACGGAAACTGACAAGAACTGACCAACGCGGCCCGTAGAGATTTTAACTCCTCCGGCTGACTTGGTAATCAGTCGGAGGAATCCTCCCGGTTGTGCCACGCGGAGTCGATTCAAGTAGTTTCCGCTAATCATAAAATAATAAAGGAGTGACCCGAGGCCAGTCCAAGAACCGGCAGGGGTCAACATAATGAGTTCATGGTCTAAGGAAGTGGCACATCGGTCTACAAAATAGGCAGCAGTTTTGATGAGGATATCTCCTCTAAAAGCCATAATTGAGAAATGGTCACTACTATAGTTCCACACTGAGTGTTTATACGTTCCACCGCCAGTCACAACATAATCAACGCTATCATTGGCATCGAAGGTGTAAGAATAATTTTTAGCCACCCTTGACACTGCTGAAGGTTGAAAAGTGTAAATTAAGACTGGACGGTCATGTTCCGCGAGAAAATAGGGCATGTTGATGTATTGGTCAACGTCGATCATGACAAAAAGAGTGTTGGGTCTGGGTTCTATCTTGGGCTCAGGCTTGCAATGCAAGTCTTTAACCCAATAGTACTCTCTAGACCCTTGTCGATCAGCACGTTCATCAGTTCTAGATCTCTGGACGTAGAATGAGCTCATCCCACTGCTCGCTGCTAACTGTTCCGCAAAAGTAATAGCGGTTGTTCGGTCAGCGGCTGCGATGGGATGGGTGTGTCCTAACTTCTCCTTCGGACGTACAAACTCTACGCTATTGAACAAACCCCGGACCAATTCAGGTCGCATGGGTGGTTCATGGCGCAGATAAGACAAAAGTCTAGAGAAGTGGTATCGCCATTGAAT